CGTAATCAAATACTTTTACTTCGTGGTCTGGCATATCATCGTCATCTTTTTTTGCTTCCCAAATAACTTCAACTTCTTCTTTAATATGTTCGGCATCACAAGAGCGATGTGGGCATTTATTAACATGCTTCTTAAAGTTTTCTGCATCATCTTTCGATTGGAACTTAAAAAATGCACCTTTATCTGAAACACTATCTACTTCACCATTGTATTTTTTAGCACCAGACATAACGTGCTTTGTGTCCTCTGGATGCGGTTCATCATTATATTTTGAACCATCATTCACATGAACTAAATGTGCTTCGGTCAATTCAACTTCTTCTTTTTTACAAGATCCTTTTGAATATGGTTTTTTACCAGGAACTGGTTTGTAATTTGGCCAGCATCTGCCTTTTTCATCTAAAAATTGCTTAAAATTTTTCATTTGATTTCCTTAATCCAATCGTCAGGTATCTTGCCGTGTTTATCTTTGAAATCATCATGTAAATCTTTACCTGTGATTCCGTGTTTCTTTGCAATCATTTGCATTAATCTGTCAATAGAATTATAACTATGACTTGTCAATTTCATTAAACCACCTTCTAACTCTTTAACGTGGTCTTCCTTGAGTTTCTTTTTCTTCTTAGTAATCTCTATACCAACTTTACGGTCAGCGTAGGTTTCCATTGGTTCTTTATTACTACCACCCATTAAAGTACCGCCAACACCCATTGCTACTTCACCTGGACTATCTATTGCTTCTTTTTTAATCTTACTTCTCATATACTTAAAAGGTTTTGGTTTTGTATCATAAGCACTTGTTAAAGGATTTACTGAACCCCCTGATGGTACCGCTGTGGTAGCTGGGTTAGCGTTACTATACATTTCACTTTCACTATACGTCTGGTTACCTAAACCAGCACCACCTGTTAATCCCGAACCATTTGTTCTTGTATTCCACTCAGGTCCTAATCCACTTACGTTTGCCTTCTTATAATCTTTACCTGAGGTATCTCCGTATTTCAGCCTTTTCTTTTTGTCCTTGTCTTGGCTGAAGTTGCTTTCTTTGGGCTCGGGCCTGATTTTAATTGTTGGGTTACTGCCTTCGTTGGTCTCAAATCTGCTGGTGGTTGAACTGGAGTCTCCACTATCGGTTCGCTCTTCGTAGGTTCTGAAGATGTAACTTCCACGTTTCTTATATCCTCCGTCCCACTTGATGTTATCTCCGTTGGGGTCGGTTGCACGGTTGTCTGCGGGAACGGCCATGCTTGCTCTGAGGCTTGGCGTGGTTTTAACCTTAAGAAATCGATTAGTTTTTTTATCATCTTGTTCTCCAAATAACCTATTTATTGTATAATTAATGTCTACCTTTTTATTACGGTACATCCAATCTACAGCAGTTTCATTGATGATTTTACTATCAAGAAATTTAGATGTACTTTCGTAAATCTCATGGATATCAAATTCCTTATCACTCAAATCACCAGTATTATCAAATACCATAAAGTTATTATACATTTCTTGGTATTGTCTAGTAACATTTTGTGCTTTTAACCACTTATCATGACGGACAGATTCAGCCATCATTCTAGACAACATAGAATTTCTTTCTTTAGAAGCTTCGTCAGTAGTATTAACAAATACCATCATGGTTTGATAACCAAGTTCTTCCAATTCTTCTTTGATGTAAGTAATCTTTTCGTTATCGTCAGCTGGACCATTAATAATCAAAGGACCACGGTTACGAACAGATTCTCTGCGATAATCATTTGATTTCTCAGACAATTTTTGTTTGTCAGCCAAATAATCTCTAGCTTGAATAAGATTTAATTCAGCAATCAAACTTGATGCAATGGCTTCACGGATAATAACATCTTTACCAGAATTTGGACCACCAGTAATAAAGATAGCTTTAAACATACCACGATTAACGGATTCATTTAAACCCATACCTTTACGAACATCATGCATTAACTCTTTTGCGTGTTCATCTGATACATGGTGTGGAACACCTTGACGGAAAGATGAGAAATCTTTATTCTTTGCATGTTCTCTCATCTTTGTACCAGACATACCTTCAGCACCTTCAGCATCAGGGTCACGGTGGCCAGCAGAAACTACTTGAATTTTTTTAAAATTATATTTTCCGTGTTTACCTTCAACATTATTATATCTGTGTAATAATTCATGGTACTCTTTTACACGGTCAGAACCAGCAACCATAATTAAATGGTCATGGCCTTGAGCATGAAGCCTTGCTGCTTGGTGCAGTATTGTTGGGTCTTGTTTTTCGGCAGCTTTAAAGTTAGTACTTGGAGAATATCTCTGTAGGTGTTTTAACTTTTGGTCTGCAGATAAAGGATTTTTTTTACTATCTTGAGAATGTGAAATTACCACAACGTGTTTTGCTTTGTTTCTTTCAGCAACATCTCTAACTTTGTCAATAAGTTTAAGATGACCTGTGGTTGGAGGATTCATGCGGCCGAAAGCCATCACCACAGGTTTATGTGTTTTTTCTGATTCTTCAAGTAACTCTAAAAATGATTTCATTAATCGCCTACGCCTATTCCACTACCCTTTACACTACTTAACGGGTCACTTTGTGAATTGAATTTAATCCTATGTGATGCAAACTTTTTACCATCATGGAAAAAATGTATTTGTGTTCCACTATGTTCCATATGTATTTTATGTGGAGTAGCAAAAATGTGAGCATAGTGTGCAGAAGGATCGTGGCTGGTGTGTTGTGGAACACCTTTTTTATAATATGTTGTATGCCTCAAATGTTCATGTCCTTGTAATTGCATTGGTGTAGGATGAGTTTGTAGAACATGGGTTTTAATATGTTCTGCTACTTCTTTTGGAGATTTTGTTTGTAAATGGTCATAAAGGTGTTTAGCAATTGCATGCAACGTATGTCCATTCTTTGTTTTAATATCCGCTTGCATTTTTGGATTATTTTTAATAACTTCTTTACGTTTTTCTGCGTTTGTTGCACCAGTAAGTTCTTTTTTATATTTTTTCAAAATAGATTTTCTATGTTTTTCAAGAATCTCTTGGCCACCATATGTTGATTCCATACCAGGATTAGAAACAGGAACGTGTTTACTTGTGCTATCAGTAACTTTCAAACTAACACCATGAAATTTTGTTTTACCAGATTTATTCTTTGTATGAACCACAATATCAGAAGCATCTTGTTTCTGTGTTGCTGGTATTCCTGTTGAAGATTCTAAGTCACCTGGTTTAGAAGTCCAATGAACATCATGTACCTTATGACCATTAGTTTCAACTTGTTTTCTAATATCTTCTGCTGCACTTTTTGCACGAAAATCAATTTTCTGATAATCTTCAGCAGAAACTTTATTTTTTAATTTTTCATGAGCTTGTTCTGGTGTATCACCGTCAATGTCACGGTGTTTAGCCATATGTTTACCACCTTTTAAATGGTAACCTACTAACAATTCATGTAATTTACCTTTTGTATCGGCTCCAGAACCAGAACTTGAAGAATCTTTAGCTTCTTCAGCTAATATTTGTTCCAAAACCAATGATACTTCCAAATCTTCTTTCAAAAAATAGTTAAAAGTTTTTATCTTCATTTTCTTACCTTTAATAAATTAGCTTTAGCAAACTCTTTACGATTGACTAGTTTAGTTGGTTCTCCTGCATGATTTACAACAAAACCTTCTGGTCCAGTCCTCTTCCCATCTATATGGTGTTCTAAACCACCTTCATGATGTTCTAGGTTGGATACTAACACATTTTTTGCCATTTGTAAATGGTTATGTAGCTTTAGTAGGTTATTATAGTGTTGTTTATTAGCATCAATATGTTTTATATGACTATTCAATTCTGTTTGCTTGCGTCCTTTTGCTGCAGGTGTTTTTAATTTTGATATATCTTTTTCATATTTACTAGATATATGATTTTTTAATCCTTCGGCAGAAGGCGTTTCGTCCGTTCTAACTGTATGATTTATATAGGTTGCTAGATGTCCGGTTTCACCTTGATGTGGTTGTGTCGCTTTATACATTTCTTTACCATACTGTTTATGGATTTTTTCAGCAGCACTCATATGTTTAAGATATTCGTTTTGATTATCTTCAGAATAGTGTATATTTTTTGTATCGTGGTTTGGTGATTTTTGCCAAACATCTGGATGTTGTTTGAAGTTATGTAAATCTGGATGAGGATCCGATTTCATTGAAGAAATATCTTTACCATGATATTGTGTATGAATAACAATACCTAATTTAGATTTTTTTACTTTATCGGCTTCTTCACCTTTAGCAGTATATGTTATGGTGTTTGGTGTAAAAGATACTTTACCATCTGTGTGGTGTTTTAAGTCGGTACCTGAGTGCATAATATCACCTTGGTATACACCAGTTTTTGGTGATACTTTTTTAAGATGATTTAATGCTGCATGAAGTTTTTCTACCAAACCTGGCGCATGGCCATGATTTTTGATGATATCCGCATGAGTATAGTTAATCTTTGGATTTACATTGAAAGCAGATTTTGAAGCTACAAAGAATTTACCATTTTCTGGATGATGACCAAAAACTACCGCAGGAGAACCATCATATTTCATCGTCAAAGCGGAACTATCACCACCAGACTTCATATGTTCATGTGCTTGATTTAATGCACCTTTAGCGTGTGTAAATCCTTTAGAGCCGTGAAATAAAGGACGATCCTCAGCATGGTGAATATGCTTGAGCTTTGCTCCTTCGGCTTCAGTTTCTTCTTTTAAGAAAGTTCTAAACAATAACATTGATTTCCTTACAGATTTGCAACACACTTTGGTTGCCGTATTGCTTATTTATACAACATTTTAATTTCTATAACCGGAGAGTGAAAATGTTGGCTCCGATACATAGTGTCTAAAAATCGTATTCTTTTCTAAGGATTATATTTTCCGCCAAGTTGGAAACAGGAGGGGCTGTATAATGATTAAATAAAGAATGTATTTTGACATTTTTACCAGAACCTATCCACATTTCATCTTTAACTCTAGGTGTAATGCGCAATAAATCACTATGTTCATTTCTATAGTTTGGCCACCAAGATTCATCAAACGGGTCAACCAGAGTTTTTAAATAGTCTGAATTAGCCCACCAATAGTTACCAGAAAAGTGTGGACATGGCCAATTGGTGTAATTAGCACCTACAGCATCGTATTCATCCAAAAATTTAATACAATCCTCATTTTTCTCAATTACTGACCAATCCATAAATTTACGCCAATAGTGATAATTGATGAAACGATTATAATCACCAGCTTTTAATACTCTCTCGATGGCTGTAATACCTTTAGAATGAAAGTAGGATATTTTTAAAGGAACTTCTGTATTTTTGGCCCTATCCCAAATCATTTTAATTGTATTAGTTTCCGTAAACCCTAAATTTTTGGTATCTAATTGATTTAGTTCTTCATCTGTATTGGTTTTTAAGAAAGGCGTCATGTACAATGAACAAGTCATGTATTTTGAATAAGAGTTTAATAAACCACCTAAACAATTAAGTTGTTCTTTTGTACCAATAGCGGATATATTAAACTCATCAAGCCTCTCAAATAAACCAAAATCATGCATTGCTTTCAATTGGTCTAAAAACATATACGACCAAGAATAATCCTCAGTCAAGTAAATGTGGTAATATGAAAGTAATTTCATACGCCTTGATGCATGATATGATTAGGATATTTTTTCCAAGTAAATTCGTCCCAGCCAGAAACTTCTAGTTTAGGAAAATATTTAATGAATACATCTTTATGGTTTGGTCTAACTTTTTCAATTTTGGATTTAATTTCGGTAAAGAAATTCCAAGCAAGAGGTAAGAAACATAGAGATTCAATATCGTCAAACTGTTTTAGATAATCCATACCGTAAATTGGAACACCAACACCTGGAGTAAACAATCCTTGTTTCAAAGGATTTTCATCAATAATAAAATCAGGACCAATACCAATGTAATTCATTAAAGTATTACCTTTGGCGGGTGCACCAAAACCAACAATAGGTATAGTATCATCTAAATCACGAACTTGTTCTATGAACCGTTTTAATTGGTTTGCATTAGAAATAGCATTGTTGTTATACTTTGTATAAGTTTTTAAATCATGCAATCCAGTTGTTTTTTCGAAATTAATTAAATTTTCAACATGGTAAGGTCTACTTCTTGTTGCACTAATCACAAAGATAAAACTATTACCGTGAATTGGATGTTTCACCACATCAACTAAATTCAATCCTGTTCTACGGCAGAGTGCGTTCATAGATTTGATTGTATAGAATGAAAGGTGTTCATGGTAAATTGTGTCAAACTCACCATTTAAAATCATATCGGCTTGTGATGTAGTAATAAACAAAT